AATTCAGGAAAGCCAATAGTTATTTCTAGTTTTCATGGCTTTGAAAGCGAACAAGAAGCTCAAGACTTTTCTAACTATTTAAAAGAGATGACCATAGACGAAATGCTTTATGAGGATAATCCAAAACAAACTCTTCACTAGGGGGGTTTTGTTTTAAAATGAAACAAATCGTCATTCCCTACAAACCAAGAGAAATCCAAAAATTTTTGCACAAAAAATGCGATGTGAACCGGTTCAATGTAATCATTGTTCACCGAAGAGGTGGCAAAACTGTCTTCGCTATTAATCACTTAATTAAAGCTGCACTTACTAATAAAAAACCTTATCCCAGATACGCCTTTCTTTCGCCATACCGACTACAAGGAAAATCTACAGCTTGGGATTATATGAAACAATTTTCTGCTGCCATACCAGGAACTAAATTTAACGAATCAGAACTGAGGGTAGATTTCTCTGTTAATAATTCCAGAATACAAATCATAGGTGCTGAGAATAGTTCGGCAATAAGAGGTCAATACTTTGATGGAGTGATAGTGGATGAAACCCAAAATATAGCTCCTGATATGTTTGATACTATTTTAAGACCTTGTCTGTCAGATAGAAAAGGGTTCGCCATTTTTATAGGTACGCCAATGGGTCGTAATTGGTTTTTTGATTTACATCAAAGAGCTAAAGAAACAAAAGATTGGTTTACTTGTCAGTTTAAAGCTAGTGAAACAAAGATCATACCCCAAGAAGAATTAGATGCTGCTAAAGCCACAATGTCCGTAGATGCTTATGAACAAGAGTTTGAATGCTCATTTCAAGCTGGAGTGTCCGGCAGTTATTATGGCAGTATTATGGAAGATTTAGAAAAGAAAAATAAGGTGAGAGATTTTGAAATAGACCTTAATTTGGAAGTAGAAACTTGGTGGGATCTAGGAATGAATGATAGCACAGTAATTACTTTCGCACAGAGAAGAGATAATGAGATTAGAATTATAGATTGTTATGAGAACTCAAGTGAGGGATTAGAGCATTATGCTAATGTGCTAGATGAGAAACCTTATACTTATTCAAAGCATATCGCACCCCATGATATTAGGGTTAGAGAGATTGGCACTAATAAATCTAGGTGGGAGACGGCAAAAGAGCTAGGCATAGAATTTGAAGTTGCTCCTAAGTTGAGTATTGAAGATGGCATAGAACAATCAAGACGATTGCTTCCAAAATGTTATTTTCATAAAAGTAATTGCAAAATGCTTGTAGAAGCGTTAAAAAGCTATTGTAAGCGTTGGGATAGCAAAAATAACTGCTTTAGAAATAGACCAGTTCATAATTGGGCATCTCACTTTTGTGATAGCTTTAGATACGGAGCTGTAGTAGAACCTATAGAAAGAAGTGATTGGAAAAAACCAATTAGCGTTAATACAAATTACATAGTTTAATATGGCAAAGAAAAAAATCATAGAAATTTCAGATCCTAAACTTAGAAGCATTCTAAGTGGTCAAATTAATAATGCTCTTGGTTATTTAGGTGGAGAGTTATCAGACTCAAGAAGAAAATCTTTAGAATATTATTTAGGCGATAAACTTGGCACAGAGATTGACGGCAGATCACAAGTGGTGTCAACAGATGTAGCCGATACTATTGAATCCATCTTGCCAAACCTACTGAGAGTTTTTACAGCGTCTGACAAAGTGGTAAGATGCGAACCAGTAACAGGCGAAGATGTTCAATTAGCAGATCAAGCCACAGCTTATCTTAATCATGTTTTCTACAAACAAAATTCAGGATTTCAATTATTATATAATTTTTTTAAAGATGCCTTAATTGAAAAAAATGGTTTCTTAAAAGTTTATTTTGATGAGCAAGAAAGAGTAGAACATGAAACTTATAAAAATTTAACTTTAGCCGAAAAAGAAGCTCTATTAGATACTAAAGATGAAATAGAAGTTGTAGAAGAAGAAGAGATTGAAGATACAGTAGCAGCCGAACAAATTGAAATGGCTAAAGAACAAGCTGAAGATCAAGGATTAGATATTTCAGAAATTAATTTTCCTGACCCTGTTTTATATAATTGTAAAATTAAAAGAATATCCAAAACAGGAAAAGTAAAAATTGAATCTATACCCCCTGAAGAATTTTTAATTAATCGTACAGCAAAAACTATTGATGAAGCTGACTTTGTTTCTCATAAAGTTTTAATGACAAGATCACAAATTGTTGAAATGGGATTTCCTCAAGATGAAGTAGATAGCTTACCAGCGTCTAGCATAGATATTTACAATGATGAAAAAATTGTAAGAACAAAAAATATTGATGACTATCAAATGAATACGCCAACAGATAAGTCAACAGAAAAAGTTTTAATTTATGAATCTTATATTAAATATGATTACGATGGTGATGGTATAGCAGAGTTAAGAAAGATTATATCAGCAGGTGATGATGGTTATGCTGTGTTGTCTAATGAACCTTGTGATAATATTCCATTTGTTTCTATTACACCTATTCCAATGCCACATAGATTTTATGGTAGATCCATTTCTGAATTAGTTGAAGATATTCAATTAATGAAATCTACAGTAATGCGTCAGTTGTTAGATAATATGTATTTAACAAATAACAACAGAGTGGCGATCATGGATGGTATGGTTAATATGGATGATCTATTAACAACAAGACCAGGTGGTGTGGTCAGAACAAAACAACCACCAAGTCAAGTCATGCAACCTTTACAAGCTCAACCGATTTCACAACAAGCGTTTCCATTATTATCTTATTTAGATTCTGTTAGAGAAGTAAGAAGTGGAGTTTCAAAACAAGCACAAGGTTTAGATCCTAATACATTAAATGCAAAAACAGCAACCGGTGTAAATGCTTTAATGACACAAACACAAATGCGATCAGAATTAATCGCAAGAATATTTGCAGAAACAGGTGTTAAAGATTTATTTAATAAAGTTTTTGAACTTATGGTTAAGTATCAAGACAAAGAACAAATTATAAAACTAAATAATAAATATATTCCAGTAAAACCTACAGAATGGAAAGATAAATTTAATATTACTGTAAGTGTTGGTTTGGGAACAGGTACAAAAGAACAACAACAAGTTATGTTAAATGGTATTTTAGAAAGACAACTACAAGCATTTCAATTACAAGGAGGTAGAGAACTACCAATGGTTAATCTAAAAAACATTTATAATACCTTATCTAAGATTGTGGAGAATACAGGTCTTAAAAATGTTGATGCGTACTTTGTAAATCCTGATATGGGTAAACAAATGATGACACCACCTCCTCCTCCACCATTAACTCCTATTGAAAAAATAGAATTTACAAGAATACAAAGTGAAGAGAAGAGAAAAGTTGCTGAATTAGAATTAAAATACAAAGAATTACAACAACAAAACCAAGAAATGTTGTTAGATTTCGAAACAAAGATTAAAGATATAAGTTTAAAATACAATACTCAGCTAGATACAGCAAAAATTAAAGCTGATGCTGATTTAGATAAGGTCATGTTAGCTGCAGGAAGTAAATCTCTTGAACAAGCGAATAAATCTGCTAATATGCTCAACCAACAGATACAAGGATTGAATGGAAACCAAAGATCAAACGCAGAGAACGCTGGAAATAGGCAGATCCAGCCAAGCGAAACAGATTTTACAGAGTGATCTTTTTAAAGAGTCAATAAATACTCTTAAAAAAATTTACTCTGAAGCACTTTTAGAAAAAACAGGTGCTAAAGAAAGCGATACCAGAGAAAAACTTTGGATTGCTTATAATGTTGTAGGTAAAGTTGAGCAACATTTACAAAGTATTCTTGAGACAGGAAAATTAGCTGAAAAGCAATTAGAAATTTTCCGAAAACAACAACAAGAAAAAAAATTCTAGCGTAAGTTAGAATAAGCCAAGTCAAATAAGACAGCTTAACCACAGGAGGACTTAATGTCTGACAAAAACCCATTACTGAACAGTAGTTCAGTACAAGGTGCAGCAAGTTCTATTGAGGGATTAATAGACCCTAAAACGGCAACTATCAAACCTCAAGAGAAGGCAGCACCAGTTGAACAGAATGAATCAGAAGAAGCACAAGCAACTGAAGATAATCAAGAAGTTCAACAACAACCTAAAGAAAATCTTGAAAATAAAATTCAAGAAACTTTAGATGAAGAAGAAGCATCAGAAGACAATGCTGAGAGACAACAAACAACTGATTACCACCAAATAAAAGTAAATGGTGAAGTAATAGAAGTTGACCTTGAAGAATTAAAAGCAGGTTATCAGAAGGATGCAGACTATAGACGGAAAACAGAAGAAGTAGCTTTAGAGAAAAGAGAGTTATTAACTGAAAAAGACCGGCTAGCTAAGCAATATTCAACTAAGCTGGATGATTTAAATTCGCTTGTGTTGACTTTGAATGCTGAAGTAAACAACGATATAAATGCCAAAGAACTTGATAGACTTTGGGATGAAGATCCAACTGAAGCTGCGAAGATTGATCGTAAAATCAGAAGAAGGAGAGAAACACTTTCTCAAGCTCAGAAGAAATTAAAAGATCATCAACAAGCACAGTTTCAGGAAGTTCTAAAAGAGGAGCAAAAAAAGGTAGCTATGAAGTTCCCTGAATTGCAAGATCCTGTAAAAGGAAACTCTCTAAGAACAGGCATGGTGAATTATTTATTGAAAAAAGGATTTTCTGAAAAAGATGTGTCCTCAGTTTATGATTCAAGAATGTTTGATGTGATCGTAGATGGAATGAAATATCAAGATAACAAAAAGTTGAAACCAACTTTAGTTAACAAGAAAGTCAAACCATCAAGAGTTGTTAGATCAGGTGTCAAAACAACAAAAGCAGATGAGAATAGCCAGAATAGGTTGAATAGAATCAAAACGCTGAAGAAGTCAGGAAGTCCAAAAGATGCAACTGATTTGTTGATGCGTTATTTATAAACTAATAACCTAACGGAGAAATACAATGGCTGTATATCAAACATACCAAACAGTCGGAATAAGAGAAGACCTAGCGGACATTATTTATTCAATAAGTCCAACAGAAACTCCTTTTATGTCTGGCGTAGCTAAAACAAAAGCTACAAATACATCTCACCAATGGCAAACAGATGCTTTGGCTGATGTAGCAGCAAATGCTGCAGTAGAAGGTGCTGCAATAAGTTACCCAACTTTAACAGCAACTACTAAATTAACAAACCACACTCAAATATCTACAAAAGCAGTACAGATTTCAGGTACAAACGAAGCTGTAACTTCTGCTGGTAGAGCAAATGAGTTAGCTTACCAAGTAGCAAAATCTGCGAAAGAATTAAAAAGAGATATGGAAACAGCTCTTTTATCTAACGTAGCTGCCGCTGCAGGTAACGCTTCAACTGCAAGAAAATTAGGAGGAGTTCCAACTTGGATTTCTACTAACGTAGATGCAGGTGCTGGTGGATCAGGTGCTGGTGGCGGAGCTGCTAGAACAGATGGTACGCAAAGAGCTTTCACAGAAGACCAATTAAAAGGTGTTCTAAGAAGCTGTTTTAACGAAGGCGGAAATCCAAACATGATTATGGTTGGTGCTTTCAATAAACAAAAACTATCTGGCTTCACAGGTGGATCAACTAGATTTGACCAAGCTGAAGACAGAAGATTAGTTACTTCTATTGATGTATATGAAAGTGACTTCGGAACTTTATCCGTAGCACCTAATAGATTCATTAGAGGAGCTAACGCAACTGCTGCAAAAGTAGGTCAAGATGCTCTAGTATTAGAGATGGACATGTTTGCAGTATCTTTCTTAAGAGATTTTTCTCTACAGAATCCTGCTCAGACTGCTGATGCAGACCAAAGATTCTTAGTAGCTGAATATACTCTTGAGTCAAGAAACGAAAAAGCAAGTGGATTAGTTACTGATTTAACTACTTCATAATCTAATTGTGATTAGGGATGTAACCCTTAAAAACTACATCCCTATCACTTAACCCATGTTGAAGTCTTAGTAAGGTTATAGACGGAACGACAAACGGAGAAAAAAAATGAGAACATTAAACGATTACTTTATAACTGCTGAAATTGAAGATATATCAACAGCTTCATCAACTTTTGTTGGTGTACCAGATGGCGGTAAAATAGTTAAAATTATAACTGCTTTACAAGGTGCTATATCTGGCGGTAACGCAGCAATCACTTTTGAAATAGGTGGTACTGCTGTAACTGGTGGTGCAATAACTGTTGCACATTCAGGTTCAGCTGCTGGTGATGTAGATACTGCTTCACCTACTGCTGCTAACAGAGTAGAAGAAGATGGCTCAATAGAGATTATTACCGATGGTGGATCTACTGGTGCTAAAAAATTACTTGTGACATTTGTTATAAGAAGATAAATATAAATTGGGGGTTCTACCTAGCGGAAGTTCCCCCAAAAACTAAATAGGAGAAAAATATGAGTTTTAATTACGCTTTAAAACCTGGAACAACACAAAAAGTATCACCATCTGGTTCATCTGCTGCAACTGGAAACGCATTTGGTTCACAAACTGAATATGTAAGAGTAGCAACTGATGCTGATGTACATATTGTTTTTGGTGGATCACCAACTGCAACAGCTAATGATATATTTTTACCAGTAGATCAACCTGAAATATTCAAGGTATCACCTGGCGAAAAAATGGCTGCTATTGGTACAGCAAATGTTTCAGTTACTGAAATGAGTGCATAGTGGCTAAGAAAAAAGGTTTATTTGGAGTTAATAATTATGTTAAAGCCAAACCTAGAAAAAGACCTGGTCGTCATGCAAAAAGTTATAGCAAAAGAATACCAAGTAGAAAAAAAAATAGAGGTCAAGGATGAAAGAAATTCAGTTAGACGGCTTAAAAAAAACAACTTTTTCAACTGACGAAAAAGAAAAAAAGATTGTTATAAAGCATGAAGTAGATATAGACCCACATTTAAAACACAATAAAAGACTTTTAAATGATGGAGATGGTTATTCAAAATCAAGAGATTTGAAAAGAGTAGCTTCTATTCCAACAATAGCTTTAGAAGTCTGGGCAAAAGAATATGACCCACATGGCGATGGTAATTGGTTTGCTTTACCAAAAGAAGTTCAAAGTAAAATATTAAAACTCAAATTGAACAGTAATGAGTTTAAGTATTTTAGAACAGCAGAAGGAAGAATTTAATGGCATTATCAAATTATTCAGAATTACAATCATCAGTAGCTAATTGGTTAAACCGATCTGATTTAACAACTGAGATTACAGGAGATTTTATTGTTTTAACTGAAAAAGATTTTAACTCTAAATTAAGAATTAGAAAAATGGTTGAATCTGATAGTTCATTTTCAATTAATGCAGAAACAGTTGCTCTACCTTCAGGATTTTTACAAGTTAGAGATTTATTTATTTTAAGTGGCGGAACTAAATATGCTTTAACATATATGACACCACCACAAATGGATCAGATTAAAGGTTCTTCTACAAGTGGTATGCCAGTAGCTTATACTATTATAGGAGATAATTTTAGATTTGCTCCTACACCTGATACAACATACACAGGAACATTAAATTATTTCAAATCATTTGATCCTTTATCAGATTCAAATACAACAAATTACATTTTAACTAATCATCCTGCTATATATTTATATGGTTCACTATATCATGCTGCTAATTTTTTAGGTGGTGTTGAACCTGCAAGATTACAACAATGGCAAGGTATGTACACAACAGCTCTTGAGAGATTAGAAAGAAACGATAGAGAAGATCAATTTAGTGGTTCTCCATTACAAATTAGATCAGATGTAACTGTAGCTAGTTCTTTTCAAGATACAACTAAAGTAACAAATAATAATACATAGGAAAAAAATGCAATTACCTTTTGGCGAATGGCTACCGGATCAACCTGAATATTTAAATCCTGGTGCTACTACAGCAAACAATGTTTATTATGCACAAAATTCTTATAAAAGATTTCCTTCATTAGTAAATTATTCTACAAACAATATTGCTGCAGATAGCAGAGGTGCTGGTTCATTTAGAGATAATTCAGGTAATGTATTTAACTTTGTTGCTAAGAACACAGACATCTATCAATTAGATGGAGGAACATTTACATCAAGAAAAGGATCGCTAACAGGTGGTAATACAGATTATTTTACATTTACACAATTTGGTAATTACATCATAGCAAGTAATGGCGTTGATGCACCTCAATATTATTTAATGGGTACATCAACTAATTTTGCTAATCTTTCAGCAATAGCAACATCTGGAACTGTACCTACATTTAGAGTTTCAGGTGTAGTTAGAGATTTTTTAATAACAGGTAATCAACCTACAAATCAAAATAGAATACAATGGTCAGGCATTAATGATATTGCTACTTGGCAATCAGGAACAAAACAAGCTGACCAACAAGACTTACCAGGTTCAGGTGGAGAAATAGTTCATATTACATCAGGTGAGATTGGTTATGTTTTTAGACAAAATCAAATTGTTAGAATGGACTATGTAGGTGGTGCAACAATATTTAGATTATCAGTTATATCTCCTAATAGAGGTGCAGTTTATGGAAGAACAGTTTGTCAAGATAATAGAAGAGTATTCTTTTATGCTGATGATGGTTTCTTTGAAATTAATGGTGATAATGTTATTGCTATTGGTGCAGAAAAAATAAATAGATTTTTTGATGTAGATTTAAATAAAGCATTCTCTGATAGAATATGTGCTGCAGTAGATCCATTTAATCAATTAGCTTTATGGTTATATCCTTCAGCTTCTAATACAGCGAATACAACAGGTATATGCGATAAAATATTAATCTATAATTATGCTACACAAAAATGGTCAACAGCAGATGCAAATGCTAGTACGATATTTTCACAATTTGTAGGAGCTTATACTGTAGAGTTAATGGATATTATTTCAGAAAACTTAGATCAAATTAATATTGCCTTAGATACTGATTTTTGGTCAGGAGGACAATTACTTCTTGGAGCTATAGATAGCGATTTTAAAGCAGCTATATTTTCAGGAACAGAAAATCAAGGAACTATAGAAACTAGAGAATTAGAGTTGTTTCCAGGACATAGAAGTAGTATAACCAACGTAAGACCCATAGTTGACGCTACAGCTACTGTAACTATTAAAAGCAAAGAAAGATTATCTGATGATGCTACAGTTTCTACTTCCTCAAGCATGGTAGCAAGTGGTGATAATCCAGTTAGACAATCTGGAAGGTATTTTAGAATACAAGTTATCACACCAAGCGGAACACCTTGGACTCATGCACAAGGAGTAGATTTAAAAGCATCAAGAATAGGTTTAAGATGACGGACAAAACTGATATAGATAATGTTAGATATAGTTTTGAAACTCAAGAGTTTTTTCAAAGACAAATTGAAGAAGCAATAAACACATTAATTAATGAAAAAAATAAAGAAAACAATAAAGCATTTACATGGTTTTTGGGAAATTAAATGACAACTAATATTAAAGATTATTCAACAACACAATCTAGCAATACATCATTAAATGGTATTTCAGTTGCAGAGGGAATGTTACCTTCTAATTTAAATAATGCCATTAGAGCATTAATGAAAAATACAAGAGATTGGTTTAATGATGCTCAATGGGTAGAATATGGAGATGGTTCAGGTGCATACACAGCAGCATACGCAAGTGCAACATCATTTACGATTGCAGGTGCTGATGTAACTTCAGTTTATCATGCAGGGAGAAGAATTAGATTGATAGCAACAACTCCAGGTACAATTTTCGGTACAATATCTAGTTCTTCATTTTCTACAAATACAACAGTTAATATAACTTGGGATAGTGGTTCATTATCCAATGAAACTATTAATAATGTCTATATTGGTATTTTATCAAAAACTAATAATTCTATTCCTGAAGGTATAATTGAAACAGCTACATTAGCCGATGGTTCGGTTACTACAGCTAAGATTGCTGCTGATGCTGTTAATGGAGATAAGATTGCAGATGACAGTATTGATTCTGAGCATTATGTAGATGGTTCTATTGATACAGTTCATATTGCAGACTCTCAAATTACTACAGCTAAAATTGCAGACACAGCAGTTACTACAGCAAAGATTACTGATGCAAATGTTACACTTGCAAAACTTGCAACTGATTCAGTTAATTCATCAAAAATTGTAGATGGATCTATTGTTAATGCAGACATAAATGCAAGTGCTGCTATTGATGCTAGTAAAATAGCTGATGGATCTGTTTCAAGTACAGAGTTTCAATATATAGGTGGATTAACTTCAGATGCTCAAACTCAATTAGATGCTAAATTAGTAAAATCTAATAATTTATCTGATGTTACAAATGCTAGTACAGCAAGAACTAATTTAGGTTTAACTATAGGAACTGATGTTCAAGCCTATGATGCACAGTTAGCTGATGTTGCAGGATTAACTCCAACAGATAGTAATTTTATTGTAGGAAATGGATCTAATTTTACAACAGAATCAGGAGCTACTGCTAGAACTTCTTTAGGACTTGGAACGATTGCAACTCAAGATGCAAATAGCGTTACACTTACTGGTGGTTCTATAACAGGATTATCTACACCTTCCTCAAACTCTGATGCAGCAACAAAACAATACGTTGATAATTTATTAGCTGGTATTAGAACAAGAGAATCAGTTGCAGCTGGAACAACTGCAAATATAGATTTAACAGCAGATTTACAAAATGGTGATACACTTGACGGAGTTACTTTAGCAACTGATGACAATGTATTAGTTAAAAATCAAACAACAGCAGCAGAAAATGGTATTTATACTGTTGTTGCAAGTGGTACTGCTTCAAGAGCAACTGAGTTTGACACTTTTGATGAAATAGCAGGAGCTTTAATTTCTGTTCAAGAAGGCACTACTAATGGTGATAAATTATTTTTATGTACAGCTAACTTTGGTGGAACTTTAGGAGTAACAGATATTGATTACCAACAACAAAATGTAACTACATTAGATTTAGTTCAAGACACAACTCCACAATTAGGTGGTAATTTAGATGTTAATGGAAGATCAATAGTTTCTGTTTCAGACGGAAATATTACATTAACTCCAAATGGAACAGGTAAAACAGTTATTAATTCAGGTCAGCTTGGTGGAAACTTAGATGTTTCTACAAATCAAATTGTATCAACAAGTAATAATAATGTTAAAGTTTATCCTAATGGTACAGGTGTATTAGAAGTTGGTGGCGATGGTTCATCTGAAGTAGGTAAGATACAATTAAACTGTGAACAAAATTCTCATGGTGTTAAGATTGCTTCACCACCACATAGTGCTGGTCAATCTTATACTTTAACTTTACCATCAAGTATTACCAATGATTATTATTTAAAAACAGATGGTTCAGGTAATTTATCTTTTGCAGCAGTACCTACAGAAACTAA